AAAATATATTCATGTGCCTTAGTACAGCGATCTCTAACACTTTCAGGCATTGGATTAGGCTTGTGCCAAATGATGTCTTGTCTTAAATACCAACCATCTGCCTGTAGAGCAAAGGCTACTCGCCAAGGTATACCAACCAAATCTTTAGGCTTTAAATTATCAGGAACTATCTTGCTGTGTGTTCTTTCAAGGTTGTGGTGTTCTTTATTCAAAGAAGTGCTAGGTCCTTTACCACTACCTGAATAACTATCACCTAAGTTTAGCCAAACTGTGCCATCATCTCGTAATACTCGTTTCACCTCTCTAAACACTTGTACTAGGTTCTCTACAAACTCTTCTGGCGTTTCTTCTAAGCCTAGTTGGTTGTCTTTTCTTACAGCACCACACTTACCACATTTATTTTTAAAATTTGGTATGGCAACGTCTTTTCCAGTATCGTAGGCATTAGGATTTCTTGGGTTTTTTTGTGGGTCGTATTTGTCTGCCAATGCAGCTAAATTTTGTTTATTAAACCCTTTATCTTCTTTATGGTCGCAATCCTTATTGCCACCTTCCCACTCAGCAGTGCCATAGTCTCTCAAGCCCCAATAAGGTGGGCTCGTAATACAAGTATTAATAGACTGCTCAGGCAGTGTTTTTAGCGTGTCCAAGCAACTGCCTCGTAATATCTTAATTGTCATATCTTTTGTCTCGCAAATACTGAATCACGTTGTGTACAGCCACAAATGGCATGGAGATGACAACAAATGTCAGCAATATCACAGCACATAGAAGGAATAACCATATGTTGAACCACTCTTTAATCATCTTCAACTTCGTTGCCCCAGCTATCCCAACCTTCGGCTGTCTCTCTTGCGAATAGTTCTATTCGAGGTAGGTCGCCACATAAACTAACAATTCTCTCTCTTATCTCTGGTGGCTTCTTGGAATGTTTATTTCTTGGCTCTTGTATTATTTGTTTTACGTTTCTTGCCTCTCTCCAATACTTGCCCTTTAAACCAAGCAAACAAAACTCTGCATTTTGGTTAGTATAAAAACCCATACCAGAATAAGGCTTAGAATAATCTTTAGTCATTTTTACCCAAACAAAACCCATGGTTTTATATTTGAAACCCCAGTGGTTTATAACTTCAAAACCATAATCTAATAGACTAGATGTACACCAGAGAAACAACATGGCATTTTCATCAACTATATCCTGTACAGGCATATCACAAATATCTTTTAATGCCATGGTTGGATAGTGTTTATCTGCACCGCCAGCACCATTAGGATTTTTATACCCAGCACCACTTCTTTTATCATTATAAGTCCATGGTGGGTCAGCATAAATAATGTTGTACTTTTTGTTAGGTAATTTAATCACTAATCATCTCCAAAGTTGGCGTTGAACCCACCATTATCATCTTCTATCGCTGTGTAGCTCAGGTCATACACCTTCTTACCATTACTTCGTCTTGGTTCTATGCCTCTTTCGTGTAAGACACGACTAGCATCTTTAATGTCAGGCATCCTAGGTTGCTTAATACCCAAATCTCTTAATAACTTCGTCATCTGTACTGGTTTTAAGTTGTCACTGTCAAAGTTAACGTGTTCTAACAGTAAATCTTCGACACTCGACTGAGTTCTGTATATTTCGTTGGATTCGTGCAACATAGCCCTCTCGTCAGGGCTTAGAAACCAGTTCTTCTGACCTTTCACATACATAGTCTCTTTCACCTCAGCCCACATCTGTTGCATGTCCACCCCATGATTGACGTTGATATCTTTGACAGCGAGTACCCAAAATCTTCGATTCCCAGACGTATCAGTCAGAAACTCCCTAGCGTTAACACTCGCATAAAAGGCTGTCCTTCTCTGATAGGTCGTAAAAGCTCTGTCATAAGGTAATCTGAGCTCATCTGTCCTTGCAGTCACAAAAGCTTTCAGCTGGTCGATGTCTGACTTCTTAAAAGTGCTCTCGATCTCACCTAGCTCGACAATCCAGTGTGATACAGCCCTCTTGACACTATCCTTGTCACTAGGGTTGAGGGTAGCACCTTCTAATAACCAACCTTTGTCGTAATCACACAGTCGTTTGAACCACAGTGTCTTACCCAGTCCTTGAGCACCTTGCAATACAAGTATTCCCTCCAGTTCCACTCCTTGCTCCTCGAAAGCTGCCGCTACACAACTGACCAACCACTTTTTCATCAGCATTTCTTTAAGTTGGTTACTCTCATGTGTGGTGAGACTGTCCAAGAAGGTTTGTAGTCTTGGTTCGCCATCCCAAGGCTTACTGTCTATCCACTCAACCACTGGGTTGTATTCTTGTGCCAGTATCTTTAGATAATCTCTAACTTTGGTGTGGGGGATGCCCATATTGATACACCTGTCCTCTACCTCTATCAGGGATGCCTCCTCCTTCATGTCAGCGATGAATTTGGTGTTGGGTATCTCTATTTCCATTCGTTTCTTAATGACGTTGTAACGCACTTCAACACTATGGGTTTTAAGAACCCCTGACACGTTGTCCTTGGTGTTGAGAAACCTTCCGTTGGCGTTGCGTTGGAAGTCATACTCTACTGGTAGGTCAAGTTTCTGTAGTGAGGGTATCAGCTCACCTTCTAGTGCATCATTCTTGTGGTCGTTATAATCTCCTTGAGTCTGAGGCATCAAAACCTCTGCGTTGCCTTTGCTTTTGAGTATCAACTGACACGCTTTGCTTGCTTCCTTCTCACCAGTCTGACTGTCATCATTATCAGCGATAAATATGTGTTTTCTGTCAGGAAAGAACTCAAACATAACCTCAGCGACAGGCGATAAGTTGTAAGCGTCAAAACTGACGACAACAGGCTGTGAGTAGTCAGCGTAAATACTAGCAGCAGTAGCGTAACCCTCTGCATAGTTAATAATGTCACTGGTTTTCAATATCTCTTGTCCTAGTATGAAAAAGCTACCGCTTTTTTTAGAACCAGTAAGAAACTTCTTTGAGCCATCGTCATTAATATATTGGATGCCAACTATCGTCAGTTGTTTGTCGTATAGAGGTATCATCAACACCCCATCAGGGCTAATTTTAAGCCCATAGGAGAGCACTTTCTTCTTTTCTAGGTAAGGGTGCTTCTCACAAGGTAGTCCTTGTTCCCATAAGCTTTGTGCACGTTTAGAAGCTTTAGAATACTTCTCTTGTTGCTTAACCTCAGCTTGCTTTCTTAAAGTCTCGATCTCAGCCTTTTCTTCTTTGGTTAGAGTCTGTCTCTTTCTGTTTTCAGGCTTCCATACTGCGGTAGGAGAATCAGCTGAGACTCGATAGTCACCCAATCTGCCAAAAGGCACTGATTGATCGAGCCAGAGCTGATACCACCCACAGAACTTACGTTGACCACCGACATTGATGTAGGCTCGACCTATTGAGCCATCGGTAATCAACCCTCGTTTGGGTTCTGGTTCCAAGCCATTCTCTGATAGAAAATCAGAGAACTCGTGGATTAAATCTGTTGTAAATGGTTTTTCAAAATTCTTAGTAGGGCGTGTTATTTTTAGTGACATCAATTATCTCTTTTAAATAGGTCTGTTGCAGTTTTTGGTAAAGTATGTAAAATACTACAAGATTTTATTATATTAAGCAAACAAAAAAAGGAGACTAATATGAGTTTGACAATAAAAAGTGAAGGAGACTTTGAAGCATTAGCGATAGGTCAGTATGAAGCAGTGTGCTATCGAATAGTAGATATGGGCACTAGAATGAAACCACCATTCAAAGAAGGTGATGAGCCAAAAAAAGTAACAGAGGTGTGTATCACTTTTGAACTGCCTAATGAGAAAATGGCTGATGGTAGGCCTTTGAGTATCACTCAAACTTATAACCAAAGTTTGTTTGAATCTTCTAACCTTAGAAAGCACCTAGTGTCTTGGAGAGGTAAGAACTTTACCCCGGATGAAGAAGCTGGTTTCGATATCTCTAACCTACTGGGTAAGAACGCTCTGATAGAAGTAGCACATACTTCAGGTGGTAAGGCTAAGATCGGTGGCATATTTAAGCCTGATGGTGGTGTACAAGACACTCCTACACACAATGAATTGATGGCCTTTGACTTAGATGTGTATTGCAACGAGTTCAATGGCAACTCTAATACTGAAACCAAAGCTATGTGTGATGTGTTTGAGTCGTTAGTAAGTTGGCAACAAAAGGACATTGAGGATAGTTTTGAGTATCAAGCAGCTCAAGGCGAAAGCAACTCTTCTGTAGAAGAGGCAAAAGTGGTGGAAGAAGAGTCCAAAGGACTAGCTGATTTTCAAGCAGATGCTGAGGAAGACAGCATACCATTTTAATTTAAGTTTCAGTGGGTGGTGTTTTTCTCTTAATCTCACACATCAAGTAAAATCCACCCACACCTTTTCAGGAGCAGTATGGACAATCCAGACATGGTTAACCAACCACCTCACTATGTGAACCAAGGTGAGGTTGAGTGTATCGACTACATCAAACAACAGTTAGGCGATAACTTTAGATACTACTTAGAGGGCACAGCCATCAAGTATTTACATAGGTTCAAGTACAAGGACAAAGAGATAGAGGACTTAAAGAAACATCAGTTCTATATAGATAAGCTCATAGAAGAGTTGGAATCTTTAGACAAGCAACTGATAGAAGAAGCAAGGAACTTCATTGACTAGCCTAGAGTACGACATCTACAACCTACCATCTGCAATCATGATGGAACACAAGCTATCTACAGACACCATACAGACACTTAACACTTACCTAGACAAAGAACTGCAAGACCCCAACAGAAAGTCTCTCAGTGGCGATCTGGTAGGACAGATACATCAAGGTGAGCAACTGTCTATGGACTTTGAATGTGACGAGCTCAAAGACTTTAGAACTATGGTTGAGAATCTAGGGGTAGCCTATCTTAGACATTTTGTAGAACAGACCGGGACTATGATAAGACCCAAGCAAGTCGTCACAGACAAACTTTGGTCAGTTCACTCTTATGAGGGTGACTACAATCCAATCCACGACCACCTCACAGCTTCACCTATGGGTATTAGTTTTACCACTTGGACAAAAGTGCCAGAGCAGATAGGTAAGACAGCAGATGGAAAAGAGGTAGAGGATTACAGTTTATACAACTCATCTGGTGTGATAGATGGGTATATCAATTTCACATATGGTCTTAACCAGACTTCTGACCCAGAAAGGTTAAGACCCTCACAGTCTCGATATGTGAAACCAGAGGAGGGTAAGTTGTTATTGTTTCCATCTTGGATGCAACATGCAGTTTACCCTTTCTTTGGTTCAGGAGAGAGAAGGACAGTAGCTGGCAATATGAATTGCTTTGACGTAACAGAAGAACAAATGAAAGGAGAAGAAGATGGAGTTTAAAGTAGGGGTATACGAAGATATGCCATTTGAAGAATATAATGAGATACCAGCTTACAGAGCATCAGACATCAAAGATGTAGACAAATGCTTGTACACTTGGAAGAACCGAAAAGGATTTCAAGACTCACCAGCATTGCTGGAAGGTCGTGTGCAACACACAGTGTTCTTGGAGTATCACAACTTTGACAAAGAGTTTGTTATACAACCTTCTATCGACAGAAGAACCAAAGTAGGTAAGGCTGATTATGAAGACTTCTTAGCTACTGTTGGCAACAGAACTCCTATCACTCAGGACTTATACAACACCTGTATGGAACGTAGAGAAGCTATCGTTGATCTAGTGCCAGATGGTAAAGACGATAAGACAGAGCTGACCATTTGCTACATGTACCATGACCAACCATTCAAATCACGATTAGATTGGTATGATGGCAAAAGGGTGTGGGATTTAAAAACGTGTCGTGATGCTTCACCAAGAGGCTTCAAGCAAGCGATTAATAACTTTCGTTACCACATGCAAGCATCTCTATATCTTGATGCCTGTCGTGC